GCGAATCGTGGTTCCTGTCCGAAGGCCTCTACTGGATGCCCTTACCCCCTAACCCTTTTTAAGCCAAGCCATGAAAGACGAATTTATCCCTTACGAACAAGCCCTTGAACTCAAAGGGCTTGGGTTTGATGAGCCTTGTTTTGGTTATTACAGCATTGACTCGTTCAATCTTAAAACTCCCACTTTTAATATGGGAAAACCATTTGAGCAAGAATGGTGTTTGCCTGCCCCCCTCTACCAACAAGCGTTCAGGTGGTTCAGGGAGAAGCATGTGTTTTATATCAATTCGGCTGCAAACGACCTTTTTTACTTTGTGTATTACTATAAAGCAGGGGCGCCAAATGACCCTAATGATGTATTTGTAAGCGAAGTGTTTGAGACCTACGAAAAAGCGGAACTCGCCTGCCTTAAAAAACTAATTGAACTTTCAACCAAGACGGCATAACTATGGACCTAATCACTCGCACCATCCTCGGCTATACGGCAGAGGTCGTTGGGGTCAACCCCGACCAAATCACAAGCGAAGTCAAAACCCGTGAACTCGTGCTGGCTCGTAGCATCTTTGCGGACATCGCCTACTCGGAGTACCTGTACACCTACTCCCACATCGGGCGAATCATCAACAGGGACCACGCAACGGTCATGCACAACATCGAAATCCTTGCCAACGACATGAGGCAGCGACCTGAACTCAAGTACTTGCGTTCACAGGTTTTCAACAAGGTCAAGGAGTTTTTGCAACATTCTTGAGCCACCTATATCTTTGTGTAGGTGCGACTTAAGTCGTCGGTCAGCCCCCGATAATAGGCATACCGTGAGATTCGGAAGAGAGCCGGGAGTAATTAACCCGGCTTTCTTTTTTGCATCTTTACATCATTGAACGCAGAATCAATCATCTTGAACCTCTACCGAAGCGGTGAAATCCGCAAGGCTTGCCTGACCATTACGGGGGGCAATCCGCTTTGGAAGGACCTCGAACAAGAGGTCGTCCTGATTCTGCTTGAAAAAGACCCCGATAAAATCCTCAAGATGCAGGTCCAAGGCTACCTGCGTTTTTACATCGTTCGCTTGATAATGAACCTCTATCGGGGCAACAACAACCAATTTGCGAAGAAGTACCGCCACCATGACGAGCGGACCGAACTGGACCCTGAAGCAGCAGCCGAAGGGAAGGACTACGACACCCTGCTCGATGACCTTTGGGCCATCGCCCAGCAAGAGATGGACTCTTGGGCGAAGGATGGGGCATTCCCCTACGACAAAGAACTGCTCAACCTGCTTATGCAAACGGGCAACATGAAGGCCATGTCAAGAGAAACGGGCATCCCGTACCGCTCCATCATTTACTCAATCGAGCAGGCGAAGGCCAAAATCAAAACCGCAATCGAAGCCAATGGATATACTGGTCTTTCCCATCCTGATTAGTGCGCTTGCGACCCTTGCAGTCGTGGAGTTCCGGGTCCTGCCCCAATGGTTCTATGCTTTGCCCTTCGCCAAGCGGAAGCCTTTTTCGTGCATGACCTGCTTCGGCTTTTGGATGGGGGTCTTGCTGACCCTGCCAACCTGCCAATGGTACTTGGCTCCTATCCTCGGCCTTGCCTCATCCGCCACCGCAATCATTATCCGGGAATGGACCTTCAAATGACGACCGAGCAATTCATCGTGGCCCAAAAGCATCGCAAGTATTGGGACCAGTACATCGCCTCCCTGACGATGCGACTGCCACCCGATGCCGTTGCTGAACTGCAAGCCATCCTGACCGCTCACGGCCGACCTCCGACAAATTGGTGGTGTGCCGACTGCGTAAAATCGGCCCTTCAATACATTTACCTTCAAGCGGACTTGTTTGCCGAAACCAATCAAAACACCGTTACCATACCCTTAAGCAATGCCCCTACCAATCCCTAACGAGAACGAAACCAAGGAAGGCTTCATCGGTCGCTGCATGAGCAACAACTCAACGACCACCGAGTTCCCCGATACGGCTCAACGATTGGCCGTTTGTGGCTCACTATGGGCTGAACACAACCGCCAGCGATTTGAATCCTATTCCGACTACGGTCAAGAGATTCGGGCCAATGCAAAGAGGGGCATCGAGTTGAACGAACGCAACGGCAACAAGTGCGCTACCCAAACGGGCAAGGTCCGGGCGCAGCAACTCGCCAACGGGGAAGCCATATCCATTGAAACCATCAAGCGCATGCACTCCTACCTATCCCGTGCTGAAACCTACTACGACAACGCTGATGACACCTCGGACTGCGGTTACATCAGTTACCTGCTTTGGGGCGGTAAGTCGGCATTATCGTGGAGCAGAAATAAACTCCGAGAACTTGGCGAACTCGAAAGCAAAGGATGATAGCGAGGCCCAAGTGCAGGCTCGGATGGATTCGCTGATGATGGTCATCACGACCCTCTGCGACTGCATCGGAGCGGTGGATGAATCCAATGCCCCAAACGCATTTGCGGTCAAGATGAAAATCGTGGACAAGATTGACGAACTGATTGATAAAATCGAATACTAATGGGAACCAGCAAGGGCAACGGCAAGTACATTGAAACTCCCGAAAAGATGTGGGAGTACTTTGAGGCATACCGGGCAGAGGTCAAGAACAACCCTCGGAGCAAGACCGTATTCCCCGGCAAGGATGCTATTCCCCAGCGTGAACCTTTGGAGCGACCGCTGACCTTGGAAGGCTTTGAGAACTGGTGTGCGGATGCAGGGATAATCGAGGACCTAAGCAACTACTTCGCCAACACCAAGGGCAACTACTCGGACTATTCAACTATCTGTTCACGCATAAAGAGGGTCATTCGCCAAGACCAAATCGAGGGAGGCATGGTCGGTCAGTACAACGCATCCATCACTCAACGGCTGAATGCTTTGGTCGATAAGCAAGAGAATCAGGTGTTCATCGAGCAATGGACCGAGGATGAATGAAGGTCATAAACACCACCGCCAAGCGGAAGATTGAATCGCTGACCCAACGCAAGAGGGTCATCCAAGGAGGGACATCGGCATCCAAGACCTTCAGCATCCTTTGCGTTTTAATCAAGCAGGCTTGCAGGAAAAAGACCGAGATTAGCATCGTAGGGGAAACCGTGCCTCACCTTCGTAGGGGTGCGATTCGGGACTTCATCAAGATAATGATTGCGAAGGGCATCTTCGTTCCGGCAAGGTGGAACAAGACCCTGCTGACCTACCAGTTCGCCAACCGTAGCACCATTGAGTTTTTCTCGGCTGACCAAGAAGCAAGGCTCCGGGGTGCAAGAAGGCAGGTCCTGTTCATCAACGAGGCGAACAACATTGACTTTGAATCCTACTACCAACTCGCCATCCGTACCAGCGAGGCCATCTACATCGACTTCAACCCGACTCACGAATTTTGGGCGCATACGGAGGTCCTAAGGGAAGCGGATTCCGAACTGCTCATCCTGACCTATCAGGACAACGAGGCCCTGCCTGACACCATCCGCAAGGACATCGAACTGAACCGCACGAAAGCCGAAACCTCTGCCTATTGGGCGAACTGGTGGAAGGTGTACGGTCTTGGACAAGTCGGAACACTTCAGGGTGCGATATACGAGGACTTTGAGGTGGTGGAGGGTATCGATGTCAGCCGTGCCAAATTCGTTGCCCTTGGGCTGGACTGGGGTTTCAGCAACGACCCTACGGCCTTGGTCGCTATCTACCGCCAAGGGGACTGCCTGCTGATTCAGGAACTGCTCTACGCTACGGGCCTTACCAACCAAGACATCGCAGACAAGTTGCGGTCCTTGGGCATCACAAGGGCTTGGGAAATCGTTGCGGATTCAGCAGAACCCAAGTCCATCGAAGAAATCTACCGCCTCGGATTCAACATCAAGCCGGCCGAGAAGGGTCCTGATTCGGTCCGGAACGGGATTGACATCCTTAAACGCTACAAATTGCAGGTAACCAAGGACTCGACCAACCTCATCAAGGAACTGCGGTCCTACACTTGGGCCACCGACAAAGAAGGCAAGAACACGGGGGTCCCGATTGATTCCTTCAACCACGCCTGCGATGCGATGCGGTATGTGGCTCTCAACAAGTTGCGAGTCAGTAACTCAGGAAAGTACGTTGTGGTGTAACTTTGCGGTACCAAACCCATAAACCATGGACCTAAAACGCATTAAACAAGCAATCCTCGTTAATCTATCAGATATTTCGGAAGGATTAAGTTGGTTACTCATGTTGCTACTGACCTTAATCGTTGCAACCACCTTTACGCTTATTGCCTGCCTTGTTAGTTACAAAATCGTGATTTTCCTTTGCGTGTCATTTGGTATTAAGATATGAACCTCGAACAAATCCTTGACCTGCTCATTGAAATCGGCAAGGTCGCTGCGTCCGTATTCCTCATCCTGACCCTTCTAACCCTGCTGCTCCAATGAAAGTCGTCCACTACTACCACATCTACTGCGGAGGCAACTGGCAGTTGATTCTGAACCAACACATGATGGCGGTCTGCAACTACGGCCTCATCGGGGTCTTGGACGAGATTCGTGTCGGCATCGTAGGACCGCCTGAACAACGCAAGGCGGTCAAGGAGGTGCTTGAGAACTCAATGGTGGCTGACAAGGTCAAGGTCGTGGTTACCCGGACCAACGCTTGGGAGCAGGCGACCCTGACCGAGATGTACCGGGCCTCGCAGGAAGAGGATGCCGTGTACCTGTACGCCCACACGAAGGGGGCTGCGAATCCATCCTTGACCACCCAACTTTGGGGCAGGTCCATGTTGTTCTTCAATATCGTTGCTTGGGAGCGGTCCCTGCAAATGCTGGAGGGAGTTGATGCCGTAGGATGTCATTGGATTACCAAGGAACAGTTTCCCCATATGGCCGATGCCAACAACCCCGAAGGTTACCCCTACTTTGGGGGCAACTTTTGGTGGGCCAAGTCGAGCCACATCAAGGAACTCGGTGAGCCTGCAAGGGACCACCGATTCCAAGCCGAGCATTGGATTGGGAAGAAGCCTGATACCAAGGTCTTTGACTCCAACCCCGGCTGGCCTTCACCCGAACGCTTTGTCATAACCTTCTAACCATGTACCAACACATCCCCACCGACCGACCTATCACGGGAATTGAGATAGGCGTATGGGAAGCCCACAACTCCGTGAGGCTTCTTGACAAGTTCCCGAACCTACACTTGACCCTGATTGACCCGTTTGAGGGGTATCAAGACTGGTGGGGGTTCATTGATGACAACACGATGAAAGACCATGAAGTTGTGGCCTGTCAGCGACTGCTACCATATGCTGAACGATTAACAATCATAAAGCACTTTTCGGACAGGGCGTTGGAGTTTATTGCCGATGAATCCTTTGATTTCATCTACATCGATGGGGACCATTCCTACAAATGGGCCTTGCACGACATCACGAACTATTGGGCCAAGGTCAAGCCGGGCGGTGTGCTATGCGGACATGACCGTTCCCTTTCAGGCGTAGCCCAAGCCCTTGAGGAATTTGGAAAGCCATTCACGCCAAGCGAAGAACCGCAAAGCGATTCTTGGTACATCTTGAAGCCATGAAACTACTCGCAAACATCGCCTACCATCACAACCCCGAAAGGATACCAAACCTCATCCGGGTAATCGAGGCCATTAAGTCCTACCCGGTACAAGCCGACATCTTCGTGGACACCAACGACCCCGAAGTCGTGGGGCTGCTTGCGGACCAACCCGTAACGGTTCACGCTCACACGCAACTTGCTCACCCTTGGGCCTTGACCGCAATACACCGCACTCGCATCAAGGAAACCTACAAGTATTTTGACTGGGTGGCCTACTTTGAGGACGACATGATGCTGCCCAAGGAGGGCTTCGTGAACTTCACCGAGCAGTTTGATTTGATGTTTGCCGATGGCTTGTACCCATCATTCACTCGCATTGAAACCTACGATGACAAGGAAGGGGAATGCACTCCCGACATCAACCAAGACCTGCCCAGTTCGGTGTGGTGTCAATGGAACGGCAAGGACTACGTGAGCCTGCCTTATTACATCAACTACCACGCCTTTTGGATGTTCAGCGTCAAGAGGCTCAAGGAGGTGCTGACCCGTAATCCGGGCGAACTTGACCACATCCCGAACAACGGCCTTTACCGGGAAAGCCTTGCCTCCTTCCCGATTTGGTCTTTAAATCTAAAGCCCATGCTGGAGTTCACGGAGCAGGGCGAACTGGCAGAGCATTGCAAGGTCTTTCACCTAACAAACAATTACAAACACGGAAGCAGGGACATCAAAACCATCTTTAAGAGATGAAACTCCAAGACCTCACCATCGACCAGTTCCAGCGTATCGGAGCCATTGAGTTCTCAAGCGTGCTGGGAGATTATGACAAGCGTATAGGCGTTGTTTCAATCGTTGAGGGGGTCGATGTATCGCTCGTCCGAGAAATGCCCGCCAAGGCTGTCCTAAAGCGTTACAAGGCCATTGTCAGCGAATGGAACGCCCTGCCTGCCTTGGGTTACAAACGGAAGTTCAAAGCCGGGGGCAAGTGGTGGATTCCGACCGTGTTCACGGATGAACTCACCGCTGGGCAGTTGATAGAGTTAATGGACATCAACACGACTGACGAGAAGCAACTCTTGCAGAATCTTCACCGCATCATGGCATCCTTGTCAAGGGAAGGCGGTCTATTCGGATTCTTCCCGAAAAAGTACGATGGTGCTGCCCATGCCGAGCGAGCCGAGTTGTTTAAAAAACACGCCAAGGTCGGGGACGTTTGGGGCGTTGTCAGTTTTTTTTTGTTAAGTTCAGAATCCTACTTGAAAGTTTTGACCGATTATTCCAAGCACCTGATGACGAAGGCCGAGGGGTTGACGTAAGTCCCCTCGCAGGGTACGGGTGGCTGATGGTCGTGTGGAGGATGGCTAACAAGGACGTGCTGAAATTCGATGCCATCTTCGCCATGAAGGCGGTGGAGTTCTTGAACTACGCATTATTGATTCACGACATTTTGGAGGCAGAACGGATGGAAGCGGAAAGAGCAAGACGCAGATAGACACTATCCTGCACGGGGTACATTTACCCGTATGGAGTTCAACGTCTTTGTAGGAGGGTCAGGAAAGAAACTGACCGACATCCAAAGGGAGGCCCTTGCCGACTTTGGTGTAGCCCTAGAAGATGGGGCCATTGAGAACAAGTCCCACGCTTTGGTAATTAAGTGGCTTGAAGGAGTGGTCCGACTTGCAAAGGAAAACCTCGCCAAGTCGAACGCCATCGCAAGCAATGCACTTTCGCAGTCCATAACCGTTACCCCTATATCCCTGAATGACCAGTCCTTCGTTGTCGCTATTGAGGCAGCGGATTACTGGAAGTTTGTGGACCTCGGTGTGAAGGGTGCAAACTCAAGCAGCCGTGCGCCTAACTCTCCGTTCCAGTACCGGGACAAGCGACCACCCATTCGTCCGATTCAAGAGTGGATTGCGTTCAAAGAAATCGCATTGGAAGGCAGGGACAAGAAGGCAGCGAACAGGTCGCTTGCCATCAACATCGCCAACAAGATTCGGAGGGAGGGTCTGCGAGCGACCAACTTCATGAGCAATGCAGTAAGCCCCGAAATGATAGAGGTCCTGACCGAAAATATTGCAGAAGTCCTTGGTAAATCCATAAGCGTAGCAACAACAAGATAAAATGGCAGTAACAGTCCTTTCTGGGTCGCCCTTAGTCGCAACCCCCGTTTACAACAAGATGCTCTTCAAAGTGAGCGGTTCGCAGATTGCACAACCAAACTACCGCTACGTCTGCGATGTCAAGAACCCAGCAGGGACGACCCTTGCACGGCTCAAGTGCGACAAACTGCCGACCACCAACTTCGGCTTCTTTGACGTTGCCAAGGTCGTAGAAACCTTGGTTGCACCTACCAAGCCATCCTTGACACAAACGGGCTTTGTTGACCATGCCGGGTACTATTCGGGGTATCGTCTTGACTTTATGGAGGAATACGGCAACACCCCAGTTGTGTACACGGGAACGGTTACCACCGTGTCCTCAAATGTTTCCTTCGCAGGAAACTTGGAGCAGTTGGAGTTCCAAGATTGGACGATAAGCCCCTATTTCCGAATCGGGCAATCATTCCCATCAACAAGGGCCTTGACCTCACAAAGAGCCTTCACGGTCT